AGGTACAGGAAATACTCTGGTAGGAGATTCTTCTGGTGGGGCTATAACAACAGGTGGATATAATGTTTTTCTAGGATTTCAGGCTGGTGATGCAAATACTACAGCAAGTAATAATGTAGCCGTTGGTTCAGGAGCATTAGGAGCCGCTACGACAGGTGCTTCTAATGTGGCAGTTGGCCAAGCAGCTGGTGATGCTATCACAACAGGTGCTGGTAATACCTTGGTTGGATTAGATGCTGGTGGAGCTATTGTTGATGGAGTATTTAATGTCGCAGTTGGTTATCAAGCTCTATTAACAGAAGATGCTGAAAGCTACAATACTGCCATTGGTACTTATGCTATGAAAGTAGCTGATGGTGCTAACCATACAGTAGCTATTGGTTATAATGCTGGAGTTGCAATTACGACAGCAGACAACAACGTAATTGTTGGAAGTACGGCTGGTCAAGCGATAACGACAGGTGCTGGTAACGTCGTGATTGGATATGGGGCTGGTGATGGATTTGATACAGAATCCAACAATGTAATTATTGGCTATAATGCTGGTGGAAGCTCTTCTTATGCTGCAGAATACAATACAATCATAGGTAGTAATGCAGGTGCAGCCAATACTACAGGAAATGTGAATGTTTTTATAGGCTCTAATTGTGCTGATGCAAATACCACAGGTGCTGGTAATGTCGCAGTTGGTCAAGAAGCATTTGGCACTAATACAAGTGGAGGTCAAAACGTAGCAGTAGGATATAATGCGTTAAAAGTTAATGAGACAGCATCTGGTAATACTGCTGTAGGTAATAATTCTCTTATTTCTAATACTACAGGAGCAAGTAATGTTGCTGTTGGAAGTACGGCTCTTGATGCAAATACAACTGCTTCTTACAACACAGCAGTGGGGGAGGCTGCTTTAGGAGCAACTACAACTGGTGGTTTTAATGTTGCAATTGGAAGACATGCTGCTACTGCTAATGAAACAGGTTATGGCCTTGCCATTTTAGGCGAACGTGCGTTGCAAACTAATACTACTGGTTATAACAATTCTGCTGTGGGTCAGCTTGCAATGTCAGCAAATACTACAGGGTACTCTAATGTTGCTGTTGGAACATTTGCGTTAGATGCAAATACTACAGGAGCGCAGAACGTAGCTATTGGATTAGATGCTCTTGGTGCAAATACAACTTCTTCAAACAACGTTGCTATTGGTAAGGGAACTTTATCAGCAGCAACTACAACTGGTGGTAATGTTGCTATAGGAACAGATGCTCTAAATGATAGCACAAGTGCTTCTAATAATGTTGCTGTTGGTAATGCTACTGCCGATGCGATTACTACTGGTGGATATAATGTCGCATTAGGGGCTGGTGCGTTAGGGGCTGCAACAACGACCAGTGGCAATATTGCGATTGGCTATAATGCTGTTGATGCTGGGACAGATGGAGTTCAAAACTGTATTGGTATTGGAAGTGATGCCCTTGGTGCATTGACAGCAAGTGGTAGTGGTACAGGCCCAAGTATTGGGATTGGTTATGCTGCGTTGAGTGGTGCTACGACAGGTATTAATAACATTGCAATCGGTGGTTGGTGTCTGGATGCTGTTGTTACAGGAAATCAAAATATAGCAATTGGAAATAACGCCTTAACAACATTAACGTCAGGGACTAATAATACTGCAATAGGTGCTAGCTCTGGTGCTGCACTAACTACAGGAGATAGTAATGTATTTATAGGTGCTAGTGCAGGTGATGCTCAAACAACCTCTGGAGATGCTACCTATGTAGGTACAAACGCTGGTGGGGCTGTAACAACTGGTGCCTCTAATACATTTATGGGTTCCCATGCAGGTGATGCTGTTACAACAGGACATAATAATGTTTATGTTGGAGTTAATGCTGGTGGAACAGCTACTACTGCTGGTTATAACATCTGTATAGGCAACGGTACTGGAAACGGTGGTGTTACTACAGGCGACCATAATATTAGTATGGGCCATGCGGCAGCTGACGCAATAACAAGTGGTGCCAACAACATCATCATCGGTCAATCTGCTGGTACTACATTAACTACAGGTGCTACTAATGTAGCTATTGGTGCAGAGGCTTTATATTATCAAACAACTGCAAGCAATAACACAGCCGTAGGAGGTGCTGCTGGTAAAGCAGTTACTACAGGTACAGAAGTAACTGCAATAGGTAAAGGGGCTTTACAAGACCTTACAACAGGTGGGTATAGTGCTGCAGTTGGTTATAATTCTTTAGAAAATCAAACAACAGGAAATTATAATAATGCAATAGGATGTTCTGCTGGTAATACTCTTACAACAGGAAGTCATGCAACTTTATTTGGTCATAATGTAGATGCAGCAGCAGCCGATAGAACGCATATTGTTGTGATTGGTACTAATAGTGAAACAGATAAAGGGTCAAGTACTGGCTTTATAAATGCTAATGGTGGTGGAAACTATGCTGGTAATAACAGTGCAGATTGGTCTACAACTTCTGATAGACGAATAAAAAAGAATATTATTGATAATAATATTGGTCTTGAAAAAATAAATCAAATTCAAGTAAGAAATTTTGAATACCGTAAACCTGAAGAAATTGATGAGTTACCTTCTAATTCAGCTATTCAAAGAGAAGGTATACAACTTGGAGTTATAGCACAAGAAATTAAAGAAATATTACCTGATGTTGTAAAACAAGAGAGTACAGGTTGTTATTCAGTAGACCCTGATAATATAAAATGGTATCTTGTTAATGCTGTACAACAGTTATCAACACAAGTCAACGAACTAAAAGATGAAATTAAAACTCTGAAAGGAAAGTAAAATGAGTGAAGAAATAACTGCAGAAGAAATTAATCAACACTTTTCTGCAATGGACGATAGTGTTAATTTAATAACTAATACTATTGCCGATGATGCTTACGCATTAGAAATGTTTGGCAGTGCAGAAGAAGTAAATCTAATGATGAAACGTAATACTGACCATCTTGAACTTCAACTAGATAAAGATTGGGCAGTAGCAGATAGTCGTGATAAGTCTTCATATACTGATGCTATCACTGCTGGATTAAACTATATTAATGGATAGGATAATGGAAACTGAAAACAACGTAGTAACAATTAACGGTCAAGAATATATTGAAGATAATCTTAATGATAATCAAAAGTATTTTATAAATCAAATACGTGACCTGCAACTAAAAGCAGCTAATCTAAGATTTCAACTAGACCAAGTAGTTGTTGCTCAAGACAAGTTTACAGAAGAATTAATTAAAACAGTGGAGGTTGTGGAGGAACAAGAAGAGTTTCCTCAAATCAATTTGAATTAAATGTTTTATTATATGTCAATTATAGCGTTTATAACATTGGTTCCTATGAATATACCTGTACAGGAAAAATCAATGGTAGGCCCATTTCCACATAAGTATCAATGTGAAACTTATAAAGCACAAATATCAGATATGATTGATAGTGTTCCAAATGCAGAACTTGTAATGGGAAAATGTGTTAAAAAGGAAGAGAGTTAAAATGATTTGGATATTATATTTGGAGATGTCAAATGGCAAGTACATACACAACTAATTTAAGGCTGACTAAGCAGGGTGATGGAGAAAACCCTAATAGTTGGGGTCAGATTCTAAATGATGGTGTTATCAGTCTTGCTGACCAAGCAATAGCTGGATATGAAGAAGTATCTATTGGAAGTGCTGCAACAGTAAACTTAACGGCTAATGATGGTGCTGATGACCAATCACGTAATGCTTTTTTAAAGATAACAGGTTCAGTTGGAGGAGTAGCTACATCAATCTTTCTTGTTATTCCTAATAAAAGTAAATCATATTCTATATTAAATGCTGTATCTGCTAATAATGATAGTGATGTTGTAATGATGCGAGTAGCAGGTAATACTGGTGTTACTCTAGGAAGGTCATCTACTACATTTCAACATGTAGTTTGTGATGGAACTTCAGTAAGAAGTGCTAATCTTTTAACTAATACTGTTTGTGTTGCTGATAATTTATTTGTAGGAAATAATTTAAAAGTAGAAGGTGTTGTTACAGTATCAGGTGCTGCTACATTTAAAAATGCTGTATCAGTAAGTGGTAATGCTGTTGTTAATGGTACTTTTTTAACAGCAGGTAAGGCAGAGTTTGAAGATGATGTATCAGTCTCTGGTGCTTTAATAGTAGGGGGTGCTACTAGATTTGCTGGTAATGTATCTGTAGAAGGTAATTTTGATGTTAATGGTACAGTTACAGGTATTACAACTGGTAAAGTTTTACAAACATTACAGACTTTTACTAATACTGTACAGACAATTAGTGGAACATCTTTTACAGATATTACAAATATGTCTAAAGCAATAACACCAGCAGCAACTACCAGTAAAGTACTTATAACTGTATGTGTTAATTATAGTACATCAACTGATGGTTTTCCAGCTTTTAAATTATTAAGAGATTCAACTTGGATAGGTGAGAGTACAAGTATTGACCCAGGACAAGAAACTACTTTTATGGCTGCTGTTCCTGGTGGAGGTGCTGGAATACCAACTCAAATGGGATTAGCAACTTATGTATATCTTGATTCTCCTTCTACGACAAGTGAAGTAACTTATAAACTACAAGTTTCTCCAATGCGTACAACTTCAAGAACTGTTGAAATTAATCAGGCTATTACTCAAAATGATAATAATCAATGTTCAGGTACAAGTACAATTACAGTCCAAGAAATAGGAGCATAATATTATGATAAGAGTTTCAGATGCGTTACAAGCATTAGATATTAATGATTTTAGTCTTACTGGTAATCCAAAAACTGAACAAGAATTTAATAATAATTTTATTAAAATTACAGAATCAGATTTAAATGGAAATATTATTTCACAGTCTACCAGCCCCAATGACTTTGGAGTTACATGGTTAGAAATCGAAGAAAAAATAAATGAATTAAAGTCTAAACAACCTTTAAAACTTTTGCGAGAAGAACGTAATAAAAAATTAAGGGATACAGATTGGTGGGCATCTTCTGACCTTACAATAACAGATGAGCAAATATCTTATAGACAGGCACTTAGAGATATAACAATCCACTATTCATCTTTAGATAATGTTAAATGGCCCAATAAACCAGAATAATTTTAAATGACTAAATTAGCTAAGATTAAACTCAAGCAAGGTCTTCATAGAGAGTCTACTCAATATGAAGAAGAGGGTAAATGGTATGATGGAAATCATATACGTTTTCGTGCAGGTAAACCTGAGAATATGCGTGGGTATGAAACAAAAGTTAGTGCTACATTTGAAGGAAATGCTAGAGATTTAATTACATATAAAAGTGGTAATAATAATATAAAAA